TCCATCAATACCATTATAACTAAAATTCAGTATATGAATCATATTGATAGGCTCTACCAAAGTATTAAAGCCTGTAATGGAATACATTAGTTTATTACCTGTAGTAAAAGCGGTTACATAATCTGCTTCAATAAATTGCAATGATTGGACATTGCCGTTATTATCCCTCTCTATGTAAGCATATCCATTTCCTTTTAAAAGAACACTGACTATCAATGTCTTTATAAAAGTAAATCTGCTCATATTTTGGTTAGGTTCCCTGTTCAGCAAATAGTAAGTGGGATGATCTGTATACTTTGTTTTATAGCCAGAACTGTCTATTAGATAAGGTTCCAAAGGTAACTGAGCCACTGAATCCGATATAACGTCTACACACCTGTAGACTGTGGATAACAGCATCGCTTTGTTTGTGGTATAACCACCTTTGGAATTATAGGTTAGTGAATCAAAGAGATAATTTCTTTCTTCTGTTTCTGGCTTCTTCTTTTTAAAAAAGCTTTTGAATATCATTAAATTGTAAGTATGTCGTTTGAATAATGGGGAGATTCCAGATACATTCCTAAAGATTGGATCAGTGCAATTGTACCATCTATCTTTTTCTTGTTGACCTGTTTGTTTGGTTTAACATTCCCGTTGTGATCTGATTTAAGGACTACGTTTCTAAAACAGAAACGGTTTATTTCATTATTATCTATAACCGCTTTGCCACATAAAATAAGTCGTTCCATCTCTCTGGTTGGCTTATTGAAATTGGCAAGTGATTGGCTGTATTCTTCTAATGGTAATCCCTGTGAAGTTGCATCTATTGCCCATTGCGTTGCATTGTATTTGTCATAACCGACGGATTGTATATTTACAACCTCTGAATATTTAAGCATATCACAGGTTATATAGTCATAGTCAGTAACATTGCCTGCCGTTACCGTTAATAATCCCTGCTGTTTCCAGCACTTGTAAAGTTCTTTGTCTACCTTATCTTTTAAGGCAGATTCAGGCAAATAGTAATGGACTTTGAAATAGTATTTATCTTCTGTTACAATCAAATAAGATACTGCCGTTAAATCTGAGGTAGCACCTAAATCCACGCCTACATAGCATATCTGATCTTTAAAGTCTTCCAAATTTACTTTTTGGCTGCATTTGACAATATAATCATCAGGCAACCACACATCAGCAGAATCACACCAGAGATTTAAGGTTTTGGTTTTTACACCGACTTCATCCGAAGGGTTATTGATTGCTTGCCGAACTTGTCCTTTAATGTATTTGGTAGTAACAGTTATGTCCAGATTTGGAGCACATTTAATCCAGTTCTTTTCATCTCTCCAATCATCATCTGCATCCAATGAATAGATGGCAATGAACATTTCATCATCTGTTTTTAATTCGTTAAGTACTTCTATAGCGACAGTTCTTAATTGGTAACAAGGTAACGTCTTATCAAATCCTGCTGTTGTAATAGTACAAAGGTGTGGATTCTCTCTCATACCCATACTGGATTTGATTACATCCCTCACTTTACTATTTGGTGCTGCGTGGTATTCATCCAATAAACCGAATGAAGCATTAAAGCCATCCAGTTTACTATCATCAGCAGCCAACACTTTAAGTTTGCTTTGTGTCAGGCTGAATTTTATATCAGCTCTGTAAGGTGTCAGGCATCTACCTTTAGGATCCAAACCTTTAGTAAAGTTGGAACACATATCAAAGGCTATCTTTGCCTGTTCTTTACTGTTTGCTGCAAGCAATACTTCTGCACCGTCTTCACCATCTGCAATCAGATAGTAAAGACACAAAGCAGCAGCTAAAGCAGTTTTTCCCTGCTTCCTACTTACTTCAATATAACTGCTGGTGAATCTTCGTATGCTGGTATCTTTCCAATAAAAGCCCACAATATTTGCAACTATGAACTGTTGCCAGCCTTCCAGAATGAAAGGCGTTCCTGAGTGTTTTCCTGTGAAGTGTTTAAGTGTTCCTATAAACCTAATCGCCCTGTCTACTTTGCTTTCCCTGAACTCCAGATCATTCCTTCTCAGGTCGCTCTGGAATCTCTTACAAGCTAACTTTATTGCTTCGCCTGTTATTATGTCACCGTTAAGAACTTCACTACAATAATTGTAGTAAAGTTTCATTTATTTAATTATATCCTTTAATTCGTAATAAAAACGAAGCATATTTTCTAAATATTCAAAATAATAATTTAAAAAATCATCTTCTCCTTTAACCAATTCTTTATCTGTTTCTTTAACCAATTCATTGTCTGTTTCTTTAATCAAATGTTCTTTATATTTTTCTAATAAATTATGTTGCATATTACACATATTCATCAAATTAGTAACTAATTCAGGTGAAAGTATATTCCTATAGTTTAATAAGATAACACTAAAATGGTCATTAAACGTATCATATGAAGTATGAAGTCTCCCCAATTCTTCTTTGTTATCATAATTATAGTGACAAAGAAATTCATTTTTTGCACTTTTTTCCTTTGTTTTTCTAGCAGCAAAAGACTCTTCATTAATATATTCTTTAATTATCTTATTATTCTGAATTGGTTTAACAATTAGAGTTAACAATTCGTTCATTTGTCCTAAATAAATTTCCAAATTTTCCTTCATTTTTTTTATCTGCCTATATCTAGGAAGATATATCGTAAAAAAATAAAATATGCCAGAAGCCACTATAGATGTAAATATTGTATATACTATCTCTGCTACTCTATCAGCATTACTAAACAATAGTGTTGTAAAATGATTAGTCGTCAATAATAACTTATAAAAGCATATCCAGACGAAACTAATAATTGTAACCCAAAAAACAATATGATCTATTGAACTAAAATGCTTTTTAATTTTACCTATTATTAAATTGTAATACTTTTTAATCTTACTTCTTTTTGAGCTAAAATACTTTTTAATCTTATCTAATTCCATAATATCTATTTTTAAGTTCTCTGCAAATATATAGAATTTCTGTAACTTGTTACTTAATCGCTTGATGCTATGTTAATTTAATTGTGACTTGTGCATAAATAATTTTTCTGTCGCTTTTTTAGACGTTCCGCCTAAGTTTGAATTAATATCCTTAGACCATATACAAACAAAATCATCTGGCGCATTATATTCAGATATATACATTTTATGTTTTTCATTAATCTTACCTCTGCACCATTGCCAAAAATCATTAGAATCAAACTTATCACTATATTTAGTAGTATTGGCATACGGTGGATCACAGTAGATGACCGAATTTTCTGGAATGATCAAATCGTTATACTCAACATTGTGCAAAACTACATTTTTGATATTTTCATATTGCTTTAATATATTGTTGCTCATCTGTTTCTGATAATTTCTCTGCTTACCTGTTTTCAATTCAGTATATTCACCAGCAAATCCTCCAAAATATTTACCTCTGAATGAACAGATAAATCCCACATAACCTATATACCAATCTGGATAATTATCTTTATTAGATTTTACAACTTGGTACTCTTCTTTTGTGACATATTCCGGTAGTTTTTGTCCTTTTTGAATTGCTTGCAATAATGCAATCAGATATTTATTACTGTCCGCTCCTAATCTATATGGATGATCTATTTTATCCATCATATTACAACCTCCTACAAATGGTTCAACATACCATTGGCTGGATTTGAGATCTTTTGTTATAATAGGCACTAACTCTTTGGAAATCCTATTTTTACTTCCCATATATACCATTACCTAAGTTCCTTTCCGTCTTTTATGAATTGCTCAAAAGGTGACGCTTCATCTTCTATATCTTTCTTAGGTAATTTAGTTCTTGCTTTAGCTGTTAGTCCAAATTCTAACATAACTTTCATTGCCTGTGTTTGTGCATCCTTAGCAATCTTAATTAATGGATGTGGTGAGATATTACCTCTATCACTAGTAACTGTTAATCCATCTATTTCTAATTGTTTGGATGCCTGTATGAACATAGAATAGTTACGTGCTAACATCGTTAAGGCTGCATTATCTACTTCCTCTAAGATACCTCTATCTTTTAGTTCTGATAGCACATCCTCCATATATTCAGCCGCTTCTTGTTCTATATCATTGGGAATTATGTATTTGCCCATATTAAAAACTTTTTTTATTTCTAATATGAACCTATATTTTGGCAGACAAAATTATTTATTTGCTGGATATTTAAGATATTCATCAAACAAATTATTAATGAAATTCTTAAAATCAAACTCATATCCAGTGTTAGTATTTAAAAAAATATCCCTTTCAATTATATGATCAAATATCTTATACTTCTTTAAAAGAATAACTGTTTCTCGATCAGATTGGCTACTTACTGCATTATACAGTAATAATATTAATTCATACCTTGATAGTTGTGCTTTAAATATTTCTGAATATTTTTCGTCTTCACTTGATTTAGAAATCATCACCAGCAAACAGGATATATTTCTATAGTATTGCCCTAAAAAATATCCGAAATCTTTATCAATAGAATCAGCAACTCTTCTCATAGTATTGTATGCATAATTATAAAAATCAAAATTAATTTTATTTTTATAATTCATTAATATATTCCCAGAAAGACTAGAGTAAAAAAAAGGATGTTTCTTATTATTAAAATTTTTAGGTACTACAATTTTTTTATATTTGATATCATTCGCAATAATAAATTTAATATTGTTTTCATTATATGTAGCCCCTCCATTTTCACTAATATTATATTTTTTCATAATAAGCTTATAATCAGTATAATAAAAGTTATTACTAAGATTTTCATCATTAATTATTTCATTATAAACAATATACATAGTTATCTTCCTATTAGCATCGTTTGCACACAATGAAAAAGCTTCAATCCCATTTTTATTGCTATAAGTTACAGCAGCAAGTTGCTTTTGATATAAATCAAGCATTTTAAAGAAAATAGCTCTATCTTTTTGTACTTTTAATTGTTTAGCGGCTTCCTCTTTTGCTGCTATAGTTTCATCTTTAGCTGTTTTTGCTCTATTTTCTGATTGCCAAGCGGTATACATTACCCCAGCAAAAGCCATTAATCCAGTAATGGAAGCAAAATAACTACCAAAATTAGACCACGAACTATCTTCATCAGAAAGCCCTTTATGAAAATTTAAAAAGTAAAGTATTATCATTAAAATGGCTACAATAACCGAAATATATACGAAAGCACGTAATACATTTTGTTTTATCCAGTTCCAATTTTGTCTTACTTGTAATCCCCCTGCAATAACTAATAGAACAGTAAGAAAAGGATAATTTTCTAAATAATAGGCAACGACTCCTGCGATAACTAATAATACCGTAAGGATATTCATCCAATTCCATAATTTCTTCATAGCATTCATTTTTTAGATGCATTTATACTTTCTTCTGCCTTTATTAAGACTAAATTTCTGATGAAGTCATTTACAATTTTTCTTTGCTTGTCTTTATCCTTTTCTTGATCAACCTTATACTTACAGCCTAATACATTTTCTGGAAAGATATTCTTAAAGATTTCATTATCAATAAACATCTGTTCTGCCTTAGGCTCTATTTGGCTACTAACAATATAATATAGGAGCAATACTAATTCCTCTCTCGATAATTGCGATATAAATATTGCAATATATTTTTCACGCTCAATATCATCTGCTACAATCTCTTGTAAATGACATATTGTTCTGAAATATTGCCCTAACTGATGTTCATAACTATCATACATATAATCCGCAACAGATTTCATTGAACAATAAATATCGTTGATACTGATTAATCCATTACTCATCATTACGCTATAACAGGAAGTTACTTGACATTCATTCTCAGTATGTATATCATATTCTTTTAAATGACCGAGGCTATTATTTTGGATTAAATTGTCAATAAATTCTTCGAAGTTATCACCATAATCATCTTGAGGTGCAGAGAATGCCTGTGCCTCCGTTGCTATATTATTGAAATAATCAAAATATGAATATTCATCCTTATATTTACAATTTGCTTTTTTGAATTGATTTAAAGTAATACTCACATAATAATATTTTTGAAATTCTTTTACATAACCTGCAATAGCATCTCTCCCTGTTTTTAATTGTTCCTGCAAGTATTTCTTTGATAGGTAAACAATTTGATATTGATATATTCCCAGCATTTTAAAGAATTGATCTCTTTCATCCCTCATTATTGCTTGCTTTTCAGCTTGTTCTCTTCTACCTTTTTCTTCATCTGCTCTTTTCTCCGACAATGAAGCTGTAAATAACACACCAGAAAAGGCAAGTAACCCAGTTATTGAACCCAAATAGCTGCCAAAGTTTCCCCAATCCTCCGTGTCATCAGATAACCATCCAAAAAAATTTGAGATGTAAATGACAATCATAATACCACTAATAAATAAGATAGTA